GAATTTCTACAGGGGTGTCCGCCGATCCCCTCGTGGCTGTCGCAAGTGCTGATCTGCAGACCTGCACCGCCGCCGTGACCTACGCCTTGGCCGCCCACAACTGGGCGGCAAGCTTGGAAAACGACCGCGGCGGAGAGCCGCCTGCAACCCCGCAGCTAGAGTGAAAAGGGCCCTACCTCATGGCTTCAAGAGGCAGGGCCAAGGCGAGGGACTGATGAGTCCCTTCGGGTCGCAAGCGCCTGATAGCAGGCGATTCCTGACAATCCAGCGACGGGCCGGGCACTTTTTCTGGCATCGATGAAAGAAGGACTATCGCTATGGCGAAGACCGAAAACGACATCAAGGTAACGTCGGCGTGGCAGAACCTGGTCGCGACGTATCCCGGGCTGGCCAACGTATCGGCCTATGTCCAGAACAAAGCCTTCAACAGCGACCGACGGATCCTCGTGGTCTTTTCGCCAAGTGCAGCAGCTCCCGCGGGCGCTAATGGCATGAGCCTGTCCGCAGGCGACGTGGCGCAAGGCACGGCGGCCAATGTCTGGGTGCGCGCCTTCCGCGAAGACGTCCTGATCAATTGCGGCACGACAGACTGAGGCAAGGCCATGCGCGTTCTCGACTTTCGTGCAGAAGGCAACCGCAAGCGCAGCATTGTGGTTCGCCGGGGTTGGAGCCTTGACCTGGTACCGCGTGGACAGCCGCCTGCGGTGCCGAACCTTGGCAACCTCTATCTCTCTGCCAGCACGATCGCGGAAAACAGCGCGGCCGGTACCGTTGTCGGCGCGATCTTTGGCGCGAGGCCTGCATCGACATTGACGCTCGTCGATAGTGCTGGGGGGCGGTTCGCAATCGCCGGGGCAAACATCGTGGCTGCTGCCACGGCCACCAACTTCGAGAACGCGACCAGCCACCAGATCACGATCCGCGAAACGCTGCCCGGCTCGGCCAATTCGCCGCGTGAAACAGTGATCAGCATCACTGTCACCAATGAGTTCGAGCAGCCCAATCTCTCCGCAATCATCCTGTCAGCAGCAGTTCTGTCCGAAGGCAGCGCTGCGGGCACGGTAGTGGGTGCGCTCTTGGGCAAGACCTCCGGATCGGCACTGGCGCTTGTCGACGATGCGGGCGGACGCTTGGCGATCTCCGAAGGCAACCTCGTCGCCGGCGCAACCAGCACCGATTTCGAGACAGCCACAAGTCACTCAGTCACCGTGCGCGAGACGCTTGCGGATTCGGCCAACTCACCGCGTGAAACGGTCCTTTCGATCACGATCGGCAACGTCTTCGAACAGCCGAGCCTCGCCGCGTTGACGCTTTCCAGCAGCACTGCCACCGTCGGCACCAGTACCTCCATATCCATCATTGGAGCCACCGCGGGTTCGACATTGGCCGGTGCCGTTCCGGACGGCATGACACTCAACAGTGCGCTGCGCACTATTACCGGAACGCCAGCCGTTGCCGGAACCTACGACTTCACCCTCACCGAGACCTTGGCCGACAGCGCCAACAGCCCTCGTGTTTCGAATGTTTCGGTTACCGTGACGGTGTCCGGAGGATGGGCCATTGGCTTAGATCGGACGCCCCCCTATGTACCGGGATGGACGCGGCCAGCTACATTCGCTGCTGGTGTTGCGTCTGGCGCCATCCCATCCGATGCTATTGATTTCGCTACAGGCAACGCAGGCGGGGCGTTTGCGGACCTCTATGCATGGATCGATGCCTGCAACGCGGCCAACAAGCCGGGTGCGCTCGGGCAGGACATCACGATCACCACGGCGGAAGCATCGCTTGGTCGGCGCTATCTCTATCGTGGCATTTACGGCTACGGAGCGGCAAATCCGAAGATCGCATGGAAAGGCCGCACGACCGGTTCGGGCTCGCAAAAGGCGCTGTTTCACGCCTATCTTGAAGACATCACCATTCGCGGCGTCGAGTTTGTGGATTGGGGTTGTGTTCTCGCCGTAGGACAAAAGACCCTTCCACTGATCGAACCCGCCAGCTTCACCGCTTCGTTCAGCGGCACGGCGATGACTGTTTCGTCGGGCAGCGTCAGCACTGGCATGAGCATCTATGTTCCGGGATCGGTGCCTTACGGGACAACTGTTGTTAGCGGCACGGCTCCCAATTGGGTTATCTCGGCCAACGTCGGCACGGTTGCGTCCACCACGGTAAACGTTGTCGACCCCCAGCCTTACCACACCAGTACGCAGCCGCTTACCCGCATTGCTGATCCCGTCATTGGTTCTGCTTCGGGCCTGCACTGCCCGCGCCTCGGCAAGATCGTAACTTCGGGCGCCTTCAATATCACCCAGATCGCCATCAAGCGGCAGATCGAAGGCACTACCGCGATGGGGCAAGCAAGCGGCGGGGCAAATAACAATTATTATTTCAGCGATACGGCATGGAATGCGGTGCTTGAAACGGTCACCCTCTTCACCGAGGCAAGCTGCACGACGAATGCGCAGATCGTCTCGGCCATCAATGTCAACACCACAGCGGGGCTTGCGCATGGCTATGCAGCCGTCCTGTCCCTGTCTGGCGACGTGCTGATTACGGCAAACACGGTCAGCACCAAGTCGTTTGTCGATATGGTCATCACACAGACCGGCACGGCGGCGACGTTCGATGTCAAGACGCCAGCGGTCACGATCACGCATTGCACCTTTACAGACTGCAACATGACCTACGCCGCCTTGCTCGATGTTTCGGAGCTTGGTGCGGTCGAGTTCCACAAGAACAGCCTGCCGGGTACTTGGTCCGCCATTTATGCGCAGGTCACGCGATGGGGGCATCTGCGCGCGGCAAACAACGAATGGTATGATTGCTTGCTCTCCCGGTCGCGGACGCAAAGGGGGCGCAGTGTGGCCACTGGCGCGGGGATGCCGACAGGTTCTTCCCTTTCCGAGTTCAACACGTTCCTCTATGCGGGCACCGATAGCCCGCTGATGATGCGCTACATGACGGCCGGAACAACCTGCCTGATCGAAAACAACTACGCCCACGATATCGAGAGCTACAACTCCACCAACACCGTGAACGCCGCTGTCTTTGCTGATATCCGCAACTGCTGGCAGCGCACGTCCAACGGCAAGGTCAACCGGATTGCCTACAACCGGATTGTCTCGGTCAAGGGCGTGCGCGGGGCCGAGGATGCCAACGCGCTCTATGCCAAGCCTCGCGGCCTTGATGTCGTGGCGAACTATATCGAAGACGTTGGCGCGGCATATTACGCGACCGGCACTCAGGATGGTTCTGAGTTCAGCAACGGGTTCAAGAACCCAGGCCCATGGAATCAGGAATACACCTCGACCTGGGGGACCAACGAAGTCGGGGAGCCGTTCCGCTTCCTGGGCAACGAGCTTGTCAACATGCCTCCCGGTATACCGCCCTTCAAGATCGATGAGGTTTACACCTCTGGCACGATCATCGAAGACAACATCATTCGGAACTGGCGGAACTACAAGAACGGCGTCGAGCAAACGTCCGGCTCTGTGGCGGGCGGCTTCCGTATCACGGATGGCCATCGCTTCGTATCGTTCAAGCGCAACCGCTTCATCAACTGCGATCCGGGACCGACCGATCCGTCATTGCTGGTGAACTTCCACAACCTCAAGGAAGCCAACAACACGACGTTTACGTCTTCGGATTTTCAGATCGACAACAACTCAATCCACAATGATGGCAGCGCGCACGCTGATGGCAGTTATCCGGTCTATGGTGCTGACACAACGCTGATCCGCCTGAACTTCGGTAGCAATAGCCCCGCTACGGGCTTTGCGGCGGGCATTGCCACGGGCTTTAACCGCATCCTGACTGCCCTTGGTGCAGCCAGCGGTTTCCGTATGCGTGGCCTCCACACGAACCGTTCGGAAACGAGTGTAGGTACAAACTTGGTCAGCCAAGTTGCGCAGGTCAACTACCTGTCGAGTTATGGGGCTGACCACTAGCCTCCGCGAGCGCGCTTCAAGTTTTAAACTTGGGCGCGCTCGGATGAAGATCAAATAATCAGATAGTCCGCTACATCGTGAAACACGCCTTTAAGCGTAATCAGATCCGTAAGCCCATCTGCGCCGCCGTTTGCATCGTAGCTAACGTAGGTGTACCCCTTGGAGACAGTTGACTTGAGATAGCCCTGAGCGAATGCATCGCTCACAGTGCCTTCAAATCCGTCGAAGAGTCGTGCCAGATCGATATGATCTTCCGCGCCAAGGTCGTTGATGGTGACTTTGCTCGCGGCGTGGAACTCGAATCGATCCGAGCCCGTGCCGCCTGATGCTTTCGCCTCGCCGAAGAATTTCAGGATATCGTCGCCTTCTTGGCCTTTAAGGTCCGCTCGATACCCGGCGACCGAGATCAGCGTATCGTTACCAGAACCGCCCTCGCCACGTTCGAAGGGCGTGAGGATGTCGTTTCCGGCGCCGCCAATGATGATGTTGAAGCCTTCTACCCTGTCGTCACCCGAGCCCAATGTTACTTGCTTCGCTAAGACAGCATCTAAACCAATTTCATTAGATCGAAGACCGCCGTAGCTGCCGACAATGGCTTGCTTTGCGGTGCCATATGTAACCTGCTCAGCCCAGAATTCATCATTGTCGCCATCAAGTGTTGCTTTCACCACAACGCCATCGATGCTGTAGACGAAATCGTTGCCTTCGCCATCAATGAGGGTGACTGTGCGAGCCTCCAGCCCCTGCATGTCGTATTCGAAATAGTCGTTACCGGAACCGAGGTCGATCAAGGGGGCGTAGCCACTCCGAACAATGTCATAGCCCCCCATTAGATGTATTGATTTCGCGCCACCTGGTGCCAAGACTATGTCATGTTCTTCCGTACCGACGACGCGATCAGTCTGGTACTCCATAACGTAACCTTCAGAGACGAATTCGCTTGGATTGTTAAAATACTGAGGCTCATCTCGAGAGCGAAGAAGACCGTAGTTCCAAAGAACAGGTCCAGCGTCGTTGCTAGGGTCGTTATCAAAGTTAACACTTTCGTCTCCGAACCTGAGACGATCAATGATCGAGCCATCGGGCCACCGCCAGACGCCATTTATCAGTTCTGCGCCAACCCACAGGCGCTTGCCGTCATCTGAAGAATCTGGCGCAGTCTCATTCTCAATCCAGCCCTGTATTGAGTTGCCGGAATCGTTGAACAAAAATCCGCCCTTCGCCGCAGCGACTGCTTTAGCCTGCTCAAAAGTGAGGCCGGCTACGCTCGACCAAATAACTGTTCCGCTCATTCAACGCCCTTTCTTGAAGCAGGGCGACCCACGACTTCTCCGAGTCGATGATGGCGAATGGTTTCAGTCAGTTAACCAAGAGTCGAGTCTGAGAATCGGTCCGGATTGGCAGTAAAAGCCCCGGCCAGAAGTAGCCTGACTGGCTGGGGAGTTTCCACTTTGGCGACGATCTGCCGAGTCGCCGCCCTTGTGAATGTTCGCAGTGCGTTAACCAAGAGTCGAGACCGATAATCAGTCCGCTTTGGGCATAGCCGGAAAGGAAAACGCCCCAGCCAGTAGACTACCCGGGGCGTTTGGTCGAGGCATGCCGGACTGGTGCAGACACCGCTACTCATCAAGCCTGGCGCCTACTGGTTGCCGAATTGCCAGCCAAAGTTGCGTGGACCAGTCCCAGGGAATCCCCGGCCAGGGATGGAGGTCTGACCGGGGACTTCCGTTGACGACTAGGGGACTGGTCGTCCGTCGGAATGATATCGCGACGGGCCTGCAAATCATAGGCCTTTGAACGGTTGCCTTGAATCGACTGCCAAAGCGGTGAGGTGAGACCTTTTTAGGCCGACTCCGTGCGAGGTGAGCCATAATAAGGGCGATTACCCCGAAAAAGGGTATAGACTGCTGGTATGTGGCACCACCGAGAAACGGGGGACCGACATGGCTGCGTCACTGGTGATTGCGATTGTTGTCGGCGGGTTTGTCTCCGATTGGCTACTCTCCAACAGCGTGTGTAAGTGGTACACTCGGCGCCATGATAGGCGCGGCGCAGACACGCTTGATCGAATGTCCGGAAATGCAGATTAAGCGTTAGGCCAAGTTCAAGAGCTCAGGGGTAACGCATTCACAAGCTGGCATTTTTCCGTTTGGATCAGTGCGTAACTGTGAGTGCATCATATCCTTCCCCCTAAGCGAAGCCTGCCCGAGTTGGTGCTGCTGATGGCGCTCGTCGCGCTGACTCTGGCCTTTGCTGGTCTGATTTACCTGCTTCTTTTCACAGACTGATCCACAGCCTGCGATTGCAGAATCACCAACGTTCCGCTTCCGTTCCTCTATGGGAAGTAAGCGCCTTGATAAGATAAGCGACTACCGCAGGCACGGCTTTAACCTCCAGGTCCGGTGTTCGTGCGGACATAAGGCAACGATCGATGCTGGTGCGTTAACCGAAAAGCTACATAAACAGCGCCGTAGCCTGATGATGATGTTCGTAGAGCCGATGCTGCGTTGTTCGAAATGTGGGCGGAAGGATGTGACCTACGGCCCAACATGGAAAGAATCCGTCCAACCGGGCGGAGAAGACCAAGCCGGGGCAATCAATCGTGCCGCGGAGTGCCCCGAATGAAATCGACGGTGTCTCTAACGCTGAGATATTCCCGCCTCGCCCGTATTGCGCCCAGCATCAACAGCGCCACGGCGGGGAAGCCAAGAATGACCCCGAGCATGATCATTCCTCGAGCAGGGCCAAGGCAGCGTCGGTGATCAACTCGATGTCATCCGGGCCGAAGCCCAGCAGGTGTCGGCGGGGATACTTGGTGCGGATCGCAGTGCCGTTGGGTGCTCGACCAACAAAGTCCTCGCGCCCGTAGTGGTGCGCGGCGGCGGTGTGGCCGATCGCGCCGGTAAAGCCCAGTTCGCCCTCGTTAGGGCTCACGCGCAGCTTCATAGACCGGGCTAGCTTGATCCTGGGAAACATCTTCTTGGCGCGCCTCACACGGCCTTTGCCCGAAGCCAGGCGCTTCCGTGGCTTCCGCGGCTCCATGGCGCTGCCGTCGGGCTGGATGTTGGCGGCGATGCGCCTGGCGTTCTCACGTCGCAGGGCTTCCATGGCCTTGCGCATGGCCCGGCGGCGCTGACCGGGGCCAAGGCGATTGAGGTATGCCGCGAGGAAAGGTTCGAGCTCGGCCAGATCCGAGTTGTCAGAACTTGGCATGGTCAGTCGGTCTCGATCGGCGCGACCTTGATCGGCACGCCGTCATTGGCGCGCGCCCAGAGCGAGGTAAGCGGGCCGGAGGCATCGCGCAGCGGCTCGGCATCGGGGAACAGCGGGACCTGTTCGGGCACGACGGCGAGCTGCCAGCCACCTTCACCGACCGCCGTTGCCGTTACGATCTCGCGCAGGGGCAGCGTCATCTTCACGTCGAAGGTGGTGTCGTTGATCACGTCCACCTCGAAGGGGAAGCCCGGCGCGTTGGGCTGGATCACATCGGGTTGTTGGGAGCGCAGCCAATCGACCACGACGAAGAACAGGCCTTCGGGCTCTCGCGTGAAATCTTCGGCCACGATGGTGAGCTGGTATTCCCAGGCAAACCCGCGCTGCTGGTTTCCGGTGGCGCGCACGCTGCCCTGTTCGACCCACATCGCCAGCCTGTCGGGATCGCGGGCCAGTTCGGGATAGAGCGCCCCGATAGCGGCGCGAAGCAAGGCGGGCTTCTTCACGCGCTCAATCCTTCCGCTGCTGTTTCAGCACTTCGATGTGCCAGGTGTGCCGCGCCGCCTTCACCAGCATGACAAAGGCGAGCAGGCCGAACAGGATCGAGACGATCAGGAGTTCGGTGCGCATCACGCTTCTCCGTTCGGGCCGGGGGGCGGGTTGCCGGTCTGCAGGCCGATCCGTCTGCGGAACAGGAAAGCCGCGCCATCGAGCAGCAGGGGAAAGCCGACGAAGCCCTGCCCGATCGAGAGCAGCACCGCCGCCACGGGATCGAGCTGCTGGTAGCTGACCAGTACGACCGAAATTGTCGCAAAGGCGGGCAGGGCGGAAAGCTCGGCCAGGGCGATGTACTGCCGGCGGCGGCGCCAGTGCAGTTCGAGCACGGGATCATCGGGGAATTCCGGCGATGCGCCATAGAGCTTGAGGCCGAGCCGCGCGACGACAACCGTTGTGGCGGCGAACAGCGATGCGGCCCACCAGAACAGGAATTCGCGCCAGTCTTCGAGGTTGCTCATGTTCGATCCTTGGCCATACTCAGTCCCACAGGTTCACGGTTTCGAGGGTTTGCGATGCGGCCGTCGGAGGATCCGGCAGCGTCACGGCGGTGCCCTCGGCGATCACGGGGCCAAGCGCGGCGAGCAGGGAATTGAGTTCGAGCGCAGCCTCCACAACTCCGCCCGATGTGGTGCCCAGCTCCCGCCAGCACATCGCGTCGAGCGTGTCGCCCTGCTGCGCGGTTACGGTGCGGGGCATTGCTGCTTTCTCGGCGGATTGAACGCATCCCACGAGAGGCGATAGGGCCAGTACGCCGGCCAAAAGATGGCGGCCATCAACGCAGGGACGCCGGGAAACGGATCGCACTGGCGCGAATAGCGTGCGCCTTCGTGGCCGAACGTAAGAGCGGAGGCCAGCAGGTAGATTGCTGCGAGGTTGGAGAGCCTCATCATCAGATCAGCTCCACGGTGGTGCGCGGCACGCCGAGGAGGTCGCGGATCGCGGCGGTGGCGTGCTTGCGATAGTCCTCGGCGGTGAGCAGCTGGGGCTCGGCGCGGGTCTGGCCGTCGGTGGTGGCCGAAAGATCGCGGTGCAGCTCGGCCAGCTCGGCACCGGCGTGGAAGCGCACGGCGCGGGTATAGAGCACGGTCAGGCGATGTTCGCCGCCGATTTTGCGTTCGGGATCGACCTCGGCCAGGGCGGCGAAGCCCTCGGATTCCTTCGTCGCGCGCCACCATGCCAGTTCGCCTTCGACGGTGAGCAGTCCACCCTCGATCGCGCCGACGAGCCGTGCATGCGTGACCTGGTCGGTGATGCGCAGGGCATCTCGCATCGCGTTGCAGTCAATGTCGGGATACCAGCCATCGCCCGCGACGACGGAGCTTTCCGGCGAGGTGGGCGAGGCTGGCAGCGCGACGAAGGACATGATCGGTTCCTATCTCGACGATGACCGGCGGCATGACGCCGAAGGCGGCATTAGTCCGGTCGACCATCAAAAGGGTGGGGGGTGAGGTTGCGGCCTTGGTTTGAGCTTGCGGTGCCTCGGTCGCTTCCGCCCCCCGGCTCGGGTGGAGCAGCTCGGTGTCAGGTCTGGGCCTCTGGGGAGGCCTTCTTGAGTTCGCGGTCGAGGGCTTCGATCAGCTTCTTCACGCCAGCGCCCTTGTCGAGCGTCAGCGCGGACTGGAAACAATCGCGGGCGTTCTTGAGCAGGGCAGATTTGCCACCGGCAACGGCATTGTCAGCCGTGGCGTCGAAGGCATCGGCGGCGCGCTGGAAGGCGATGCCGAGCGCCTTGTAGAGCTTGGCTTCGACCTGGTCGAACATGTCGCGGCCCTGCAGCAGCGCGTCGAATTTCTGCAGCGTGACCAGATCGACGGTCGGTTCTGGTGCGAGGCCGGCTTCTGCCACCTGTTCGGCGATCAGTGTGGCGGGCTGGCGCTTGTAGCGCTCGGGCAGGGCGAGGCCGTGGCGCAGGAAGCGTTCGGCGATGCGGAAAGCCAGATCCCAGTCAGCGATATCGAGCGACCAGACCAGCATGTTGCCGACGATCTCGTCCTGGGCCGGGGTCTCGGCCGCAAGCGCGCCTTCAACCGATGGCAGGTACTGGCCGATCATGCCGCGCTTGGCCTCGATCTTCGCAGCGGTGCTCTGGATCTGGCGCAGGCGGTTCATGTCGATCTGCAGCGCGGCGAGGAGCTGCTGATACTCGCTGGCGACCGGGCCCTCGGTCGGCATCGGCGCCGCTGCGCCTTCGCGCGCGGTGGTCCCACTGGCGAGAGCTGCGAGTTTGCGTTGAAAGCTGGCTTTGGCGGGGGACAGCATGGGCGGCTCCTCTGGTGGGTGGAGAGAGTGGCGCGGCCGATCCACTCTCTCCGTTGCTTGCTACGGGATACCGCCTCGGCCAGCAGGTCACCCGATCATCGCGCTCCGTGGTTATCTCTTCAAAAACGCCCCACCGGTTGCTCCGGGCCGTAGGCCGGACCGACGGGGCAGTTGTCGCACCGAAGCGGGTCGAAGGCTTCGGCAGGGTAAGGTTACGCCGCGGCGTGCTCTTCGATGTTCTCGATGAGGCAGGCGTATTCGAGGTTCTCGATCACGTAGGCCTCGTTCGAGGACTGGTAATCGGTCACGCGATCGTACTCCGGCTCGTCCTTGATCAGTCGGCGGCGCTTGCCGTCCTGGTAGTAGATCGAGAGGTTATCGAGGCGGGTGATGAACACCGTGCCGTTCGGGAAGCCCGGCACGCGCATGGCGGGCAGGCCACCGAGGCGCTTGGTGCTCATGATCACGTCGCGGGCGAGCTGCTCGGTCGGTGCTTCATCCGAATTGATCATCGGGAAGTACTTGTCGTGCAGCAGGTCCGAACCCACGATCGCCACCAGCTCGGTGTCGTTCTTGGCCCATTCGGCCAGGAGCGTTTCCTTGGCATCCCAGACGAGGGCGTCGAGCGTCTTGTAGTCGGCGCTGGCGTGGCTGCCGTAGGTAACCTTGCCAGCGACATCGGCGCCTTCATCCATGACGCGCGCAGCGTTCTCGAGGCGCATCTTCTGCAGCCAACCGATGTTGACGTCCTGAAGGCTGGCGTTCGCCGCGCGATCGGTGGCGGCAGCGGCGCTGGTGCCGTTGAAGCCGATCAGGATGCGGTCGAGCGCGATGCGCTGCACGATGTTGTCGCGCCACATGGTCTCGAAGTTGGGGAACTTCGCCCAGAGGTCGATCTTTGCATAGCGCAGGGCGACGTCGAAGTTGGTCTGGACGCAGGCATAGGTGCGGTTGTCCATCGCCGAGGGATCGATGCCGTTGCGGCGGTTGCCGGCACCGGTGTTGGTGCGGCTCGCGATCGTGCTGCCGATCGTCGTGATCTGGGGCTTTTCCAAATATCTCGTGCCTTATGAAAAGCCGAAGCCGTCGATCGTCTATTTCGAAAATTGGCAAGCGACGCGCAGCGAGGCGGACATCCGTGCCGACTGGGTGAAGCGTGCCAAGGAGACGACGCTCCGCAATGCGGAGAAGCGCGCCGAATATCAGCGTTTCGCCGACAGCCTGGGAATCGACTATGATTCGAGCGAGGCCGACAGGGTGACGGCGAAACGCTGATATTCGGCGCGCTTCTCCGCATTGCGGAGCGTCGT